AGTAAAGGTCATATAAACCATACCTTTACGATCCAAAGTTCGAGTGACTGCTTGACTATAAAGTTCTCTTGATGGTTCCTCGTCCAACCATATACAATCCACTGAACGACCTTGCCATTTCTCTACTCCCATTTCATACGCCTTAAAGAATAAAGAAGAGTTCCCCCCACTTACGTGCTTGATCAGGGCTACGCTCTTGGCGTTGGGAACACCGGGCTTTCGTTCTGTCTTTATTATATATTTTCTCGGTATAGTACCGGAGCCAAAAGCCTCTGGGTCGTCAGGGGAACCCAATAGTTCAAACTGTACAATATCTCTGGTAGTCTCGTTAGAGACTCCACCAGCCCATCCTACAATGGGTTGTGTGAACCTTCGTCCTTTCCACCATTCTGGATACAATCCGGTAAGGTGGTAGGACATCTCCGCTGATCCGCAATAGGACTTTCCTATGCGGTTAGCAGCCATCAGGAGCCTCTGGTTAGCAGAGGAGCCAGTAGAGTGAAACGCTAGTTGATAGGGGTACGGATCATAATAGTCAATCCTGTTGTATCGTTCCCTTTGCCGTATTTCCCTAGCGATTTCGACTGCTTGTTCTAGTTCCTCCTTTGTACCCGGAGGCATGAATAGCTTTTTGCTGCCTCTCTGCACTCTTTCTACTTGCATAGCATTTCCCAGATTTTCCGTATTTCCATCCTTTCTTCCCTCCCTTTAGGGAGCATCGTTGTATTGGCATATCAATCCCAGATTGCGTCTAACAATCCCCTCGTGTCATACCAGTTGGGGAATTGTTTTTTCCTTAATTTATCCATAGTCACCCTATTGTCAAAACCCTGCACAGCATTGTGTCCTATGCCTTGTGCGGATAATGCTAGCTTATCCCATAAGGATAAATCTCTTGGAAACTGGTATTCTCCTCCAACCTTTTCTGGTTTATACCAATCGTAGGTGTCTTCTCCCAACCATTCTGTAATCTGCTCAGGTGGAACATCTCTCCTTTCCATCCTTCTAATCAGGTCTTCTGTCTTTAACTTAGAAACCCTCATCCTGTCCTCTTTAGAGGCATCGTAGGGGAGATTCATGGAACTGGAGTATTCTAGGTGTTCTACCCAGTCATCACCTGACAACCCAAGTTTACCGTTCCACGTCCACCAGATTCTTTCCCTTTCTTCCTCAGTCATTTTCTTGACTGGTGGGGGAGCTTCTGCTGGAGCAGTGTTCATCAGCCCATTCCCTTCTGGAATAACCAATCCTTCTGATCGGATGGATTCGCTTATTAAGTCTTCATCTATCCCTATATTTCTGAGTCTTTGTTGGCGATTGCTTTCCTGCCCTTCTCTTAGCCACTTTTTCCATTCTTCATCATTGAGTGGTGGTGTGTTGTGAGCCATCAGTTCACCAGTCGTGGTATGAGTTCAGGCTCTGTGGTTCCAGTTAAGGCTTCAAGTTCTCTCCTCAATTCATCAGTAGACTTCTCATCGTGGGAAATCTTCTGTTCAATCTTATCAGTAGGTTTAAGACCCGCTCTATCTAGGATGTCTTTGGACGCAGCCAACCTCACCTGTTCACTGGTCGCAGTCTGAGCTAATGCGCTGATCTGGTTCATGGCAGCGGGTACAGCGTCCTGAACCATCTTCTTGATCTTCTGCTCTATCTCTTTGGAGAACCTATTCTTTAAGGTATGTCCCTGTTGTTTGGCCGTAGCCTCAGAGTAGCCAGCCTGTATAGCTGCCTTGGTAGCGTTTCCTGTTTGACAATAACTCTCTATGAAAGCTACCTGCTTCTCTGTTCTCATGCAAGCAGTCCCGGTGGCATACCACCTCCCAGACCGCCTGTATTGCCCTCTACGGGCATTTGAGGCATTTCGGGTATAGGGGTAGCGGGTTGAGCGTTCTGTCCACCACCAGCCAATAGCTGCTCTGGATTGACTCCCATAGACTCTAGTTGTCCTATGATCATTTCAGCTTCTTGGGCTATTTCCATAAGCCTCTGTGTAAGGGCTTCAGGATTAGCTCCCATAGGATTCCCTACAGGTGCGCCGTTATTATATGGTAATGGTTCTCCCATTGGGCCTATTGGCATAACTTTCTCTCCTTATTTTCCCCCGATGGTGAGTGTGGGGGATATCGTTTTCGATTTAAAAATTAAAAGGGGGTGGGGCCGGTCAGGCACAGCATATTAGAATATTCTAATATTGGACTATGCCGAAGGTGGGCCGATTATATCATATCCCCGACAGAATGTACAATCATACTTTCTTATGGTTTGAACTGATAGCATAAGAACTTAAACTGGTTTTAGTTTGGGTTTTATATTGACTTTGGGACAAAAGAAGAGTGTGAGGCTGTGGCCTCACTATATCATCTAACCACAATTGTCAAGTTTTTAATTCTAAATATAGTCTTATATTTCTGGACTAATGCCACGTTATAAAGTAAATTCCATAGACCAGTATTGCACTCTGCTAGTTTGGAACATATGCCAATAAGAGAGTATTCAAGCTGGACTATCTCGGCGCGGGGAGTGTAATGCTCTAGTTCCTAGTAAGCGAGAGATACAGCATGGTTTTCTCTATGTTGGTAGTAATGCAATGGTTACCCTTTTATCTTTTCCGGGCGGGGAATCATTGCGCCTTTTAATTGCCCGGGGAGGTAACACACTATGGAATCTTCCATAACATCAGGCGCGGTATCGCAAGACTCAGGTATTGGCAATTGGTACGATGACGTTGTAACGCTAACTGATCCTAGCAATATCGAAAAGTCTCTATTTGAATCAGGGTTAGATTTTGAATACGGGTTAACGCCTCTTTACAATAAAGATGGTAAAGAGATATCCCGAAACAAGAAACTAATCACACTTCAAAAACATTCTAATTTAATCGGCCCTAACAAGCGGTCTTATGATGGGCAGATAAGAATGGCCTATCCCGACACTATGATCGCGCAAGATCATAGAGATGTTTATTTTAAGGATCATAACAGGCGCTCAGAATGGAATAGAGACAATCCTGATAAGCCACAACTTGAGTTGATTAAGCGCACTAGAGAGAATAACTATCTTTCTATAGTTGGGTCTGATTATAAGATTCATCAACCACGCGCTTTCTATGAAATCTTTTTGAAGTTGGCCGAACATTACCGCCTTGAGTTAACAATGGCGGGGGTTGTTCAAGATGGGAAAAAGATATTTGCGCGAATAAAACTTGATCACGATATTCAAGTCTTAGATGCGAAAATAGCTAACTATCTTTTACTGGTCACAGGCGTTGGAGTTTCAACGAAAGGCGGTTTAAATCCATGGGATTTAGATTGCTTCAACGCATGGATGCAATTGCTTAGTTCAACGCAATGGGATTTAGGAAATGTTTCACACAAGAACACATTACCTTCAATTCATTTCGCGCAAGCTATGCTCCAGAAAATGGATATCCCGCAACAACAAAAGGAGTTGACTGCACTGGCTACCGCTAGTTGTTCCCCTAACGAGCGAAAAGAGTATTTTAAAAATGTCCTCTTTCCGCCCAGGCGGGGCGGATTTGGAAGTTGGGACAGACTTGAAGCTTTTCCCGCTTCCGATCATAGCGAAGACAATCAACGCAAGCGCGAACATTTACAGCTAAAGAATCAAGAAACGTTAGAGCGTTATATCGAAGTTGCTAACGATGATTCAAAAGCTAAAGTAAATTGCGAGGCGCGACACAATACTTGGTACGGTTCATTTCAGGAAGCAATCTGGATAGCAGACCGATTTAATGTTAACAATCATTCTGAGTTGGGATCAGCTAGAGTTAACTCAACCTTACTTGGAAAGATCAGAAACACTAAACAGCACTGCTATGATTTCGCTCTAAATCGCGAGGCGGTTCAATTGAGGTTAGCAGCATGACTACCCGCCAAGCGATAATGGATGATCCCGCATCACCCGATACCCTTAAACGATGGCTACAACTTAGCTTGGGAAAAGACCCTTGCAAAGTTGCAAACTGGGCCGAAACTTTTTATCAAGTTTTGGATCAGGAAGCGAGAGAACACGCGCAAGCGGTTTTACACTCGGTTAAGGATTACATGGAAAAATGCGCCGAATAATAATAGCGATTCTTTTATTACTACTTTTACTTTTCATTTACAGTTTTTAAGGTCAACCGCTGGCAGACCGGGCCAATAGTCTGCTCCTCCAATTCGCTCCCCTTCATCGGGGAGCATTTTTTTGGAAGGCTATATTAGAAAAGAATTAAATTCTTTTTTTCTTTCATAAGAATATTATAATATACCTATATTAGCATTTTATTATATTCTAACTCTCGAATATTAGAATTTGATTATCTACTTTTTTTCTAATTCTATTAGGACAGAATTTTTCCCTGTGTCGTAACACTGCAAACACTCTGTGCAAATTCTCCCTGTGCAATTGTCGCCTGTGTGTTTCTGTGTCGTGACATTGAATACCTTATGAAAGTGTTTCGGCTTGTGTCCTGTGATTCTATCCTTTAGTGGATTGGAATAGATCAAGATCAGGTTATCAGGTAGTCCGTGTTTTTCTACAGCGCGAATAACTAGCTTGTGTTGTTTTGTCATTAACACAAACGTGGTGCGCGGGTTTACCTCGCAAATTCTTAACAGATTTACGGCGTGAGTCTCGTTTAATACCTCGCCGTGAGAATGGAATCTAAAATAAACCGCATTTAATCGCGGTATCTGCCAATCCTCTAGTGGCTGTGATAACTGGTCGCTATTGTGTTGCCACGCTGGGGCGCAATTCTTACGGTAGGTATTGAGTGCATACATACTGTAACAAGTGCGACAGATAACCCTTTCATCAGGGCTGTCGTGCATAGCTTCACAAAACGGGTTAGTCGCTGTGTTGGTATTCAGTGACGGCATACCAGCAAGTTTCCCTGTGCCTTTCGGCGTAACCTTGAGTGCCTGTAGCATCAGGACACTGTACAGCTATCCTACGTCAAAATCAACCCTTTTCTTTCTCACGTAAGCTGTAGCTGGCTTGTGGTAGTAACCTTTGAATTTAGTATCTTTCTGTGTAAGGTTTCTGTGTCGCCGTGTGGCTCTCTTATACTTCCTGTGATTTGGATCAGACTTCTGTGGTATTGCCATATTAGAATACTCTAATACTCTCCTGTGTGAGCATAACTGTCTTTTTGACAGGGCATAGTGATATATATATGTAGCCTGTCATCCTAGATACAAATTGGTGCTGTGTGAAGATTGTCATGGCATCCGATAGGATGGATTTTACAATATCACTTAACCCATGTTTTACAACCGCCCCCTGTCATAGCGGTACTCACAGCGCCGGGGGCTTGTAGGTTTCGGGTTCCCGGCATCCCAATTATTCTCCAGCCTACTCTCTGGATTTTCAGTTAAACTCCTCTTTCATATATGTAAGGTTTCTGGACTAAGTGCTTGATTTCGCAGAACTCTTGCGATATATCTGTGTATAGAAACCCCCTCTTATCAGTCTTAATAGGATAAGCTGTGGCTTTGATTGCGTTATCCTCTTCCCACCAGATATTCACATCAATTTGATCATTGAACTGAAACCAATTATCTTCAAGCTCTACTCTGGGGAGTGAGTCCACTATATCCTGAGTAAATTTGGTTAGATTGTCAAAGGTTTGCTTGTCCATTATTGCTACTCAACCGTTTCGGCGTGTATGTCCAAACCGTGCATTTCCAGAACTTCCCCTATATCGGTCATTGGTATAGAAGCAGTGGGGCTGTTCCAGATGCCCTTTAGAATCTCCAGACCACGCCAGATTGCGTCAAACTGATTCGCTGACATTGTGATGGCGTTGTCACATTTGCAAAGACCTACTTCGGTATCACAGATGGTTACTTGGTCAGTCATGCTTGATCTCCGTTGAATGAAAGAGACTGGCTGAACAGTGGCAAGACTCCTCTTGTCCTAGCCTGTAATCAAAGGCTCCTGACAGCCAATCCAAGAGAAATATACAACAAATTTAACCCTGTGTCCACTATCGCTCTCCATTACTAATAACATCTTCTCTCCATAAGGACGTTTTACTCATAAGGTCGCATTATTCACTCATAAGGAATGAATACTCGTGGTGAGGGGCTTTTATCCTGTGGTAGTACCCCTACCCCTCCTGTG